CAGTATTTTTAAACACTCCAGAAAGAATGAATAATTGGGGACATAGTGGTAGAGATTTGGGTATGAGAAATGCTACTGGTGAATATTTTTTACATTTCAATATAGATAATTTGTTATTTGCAAATTGTCTTGAAACAATATCAAACAAGATTGATGAAACACAGTCCCCAATTGTAATATTTGCTGTTAATCATTACAAAATAAATGATGGAACGGTGCCATTTCTAGGAGTACCGCCTGCTTGGTGTAACATTGATGCAATTCAATTAGTTGCTAAGCGAGATATTTGGGAAGAAATGGGTTATTGGTATGATTTATCAGATACTAGTGACGGTAGAATATATGAAGAAATGGGCAAGCGGTATCCTTGGGTTAACATAGAAGAAGTTTTGGCAGAAAATTATTAATGAATATAGCATTAATTGTTCCCGTTCTGAGTCGATTTGATTTATTTACTCAGTTAATTAAATCTGTTGATGTTCCTGTACTTCCTATTATTATTGATAATTGGACTGAGAATCATGGTGTTGCCGCCGCATGGAATGCGGGTATGGATATTGCTATAAAAGAAGGATATCGTTATGCTATCATTGCTAATGATGATTCCTATTTTATTCCCGGCACAATAAATAAAATTTACTATACAATAAAAGAGATAGAAGCAATTCTAGTTTCACCTAATCCTAATGGGCAACATGCTGCTCAAGGATTAATTGAAGGTGCAGATTTTTTTAATTTTATAATTGATATTCCACAGTTATTAGACACATGTGGCAAGTTTGATGAAAACTTTCAGCCAGCATATTTTGAAGATAATGATATGCATTATCGAATTAAACTTGCTGAAGCAAAATCTTATATACATACTGAAGCAATTGCACATCATCATGGTTCTGCAACTCAGTATGCTGATAGAAATAATCCTGTATGCCCTCCGCATATGTTTGAGAATAATAGAAGATACTATGCAGAAAAATGGGGTGGGGAGCCGGGAAGAGAAGTTTGCACAACTCCATATGGGAGTCCGAACCATACGATTAAAGATTGGGATAGAAGATGAAATTATATAGTAAAGATTTTCAACCATGTTTCGATGATATATTATTAGTTCCTCAAGCATCCGAAGTTGCTAGTAGGAAGAGTGTCGATTTAACGATGTCTATTGGTCATGATTCTAGGAAGATAGATTTATATTTACCTATTATTGCTGCTCCAATGGACACAGTTTGTGAAAAAGATATGGCGATGGAAGTTGCTAGACATGGTGGTTTAGGTATTATTCATCGTTATATGTCACAAGAAGATCAACGACATGAAATTTTTGCTATTGCTAAAAAGAATTTTGCGGCAGGGTTTGCTGTAGGAAGTATTCAAAGTTCTGATTTTTCTTTACGATATATTGAATCTGTTATTCTTTCGGGTGCTAAAGTAGTTTTAGTTGACACTGCAAATGGTCATAGCATTTTTGCTGTTGAAACTGTAAGACAAATTAGACGAGAGTTTCCAGACATTCATATTATGGCAGGCAATGTTTCTACTTGGGATGGATTTTTAGCCCTCTCCTTGGCCGGTGCTGACTCTATCAGGGTCGGCATTGGTGGTGGTGCATGTTGTACAACTAGAATTGTTACTGGTCATGGAATGCCCACTTTGGCTTCTATCATGGATATCTATGAGATGCAAGAGAGATTAGAGTTGCCCACTTCTATTATTGCTGATGGTGGCATAAGAAATTCTGGAGACATGGTGAAGTCTTTTGCAGCGGGAGCAGATGCTGTTATGGTTGGTTCCTTATTGGCTGGACATGATCAATCTCCCGGTAATATTATTTCTGTTGGCAATAAGAAATATAAGCGTTATCGCGGCATGGCTTCTAAGGAGGCGCAGGTTTCTTGGAAGAATAATTCATCTGTTGTTGAGGGTGATTCTGTTGATGTTGAATATCGTGGGGATGTGTCTGATACTTTGGATGTTTTGCGCGGCGGTATTGGTAGTGGATGTTCTTATTCTGGAGTTAATAGTTTAGAAGATTTACAGTTTGCTTCTGAATATGTTATAGTTTCTTCTTTATCTTCTAATGAAAGTAGGCCACATGCAAGAGATTAATGAAACTCCCGCCCTTCTGACTAAAACTCAGAATGAAATTGCGGCGGTATGTGATGATATGAAGAACTTTCTTATTGATAAGAATAATTCTTACGGCAATTCGGCGCTTGATCCGGTAAGAATTTTTTCTAAATCTAATAATGTGGAACAGATTCTTGTCAGAATTGATGATAAGTTAAGTAGATTTGCACGGGGTTCAGATTATCCCGGTGATAATGATATTGACGACTTAATAGGTTATTTGGTATTATTGAAAGTAGCACATAGAAATAACTGGAGATAGAATGCCAACATATACATTTGCTTGCGGATCATGCGACAACGAGTTTGATAAAAAGATTCCTTACGAAGATATTGAAAGTGTCGTATGTGATGTTTGTGGCTATAGAACTAAACGTCTTTATAATTTCAAAGGGCTTACTTGGGCACCTACTGCTGGAGGATATCGTTAATGAAAAAAAATGCTCCCAAAATGCAAACTGTTCCATTTCAACATAATCCGAATATTACTTGTTATTATGAATTAGAGTTTGGGAGGGATGTTATTAAGCCGGGGGATAAGATAAGATTTAAAAACAATCGTGGGTATTATGTATTTCATAAGTGGGTTCATAATTCTGAACTAGATGTTACTTGGATTGATTGTATGGATATGAAAAGTTATGAGTTTAAATCTTTCTATATTGAACAACTAAAAGGTGTTCATCGTGCTAAAAAAAGTATAAGGAAAAAACTTGTCTGATTTAGAGATTGCTGACCGATATGACAATATGAATCGTGTTGTCGAAGAATTGTTAAAGGGGAGCAATCCTAAAGATATTGCTGTAAATTTACAAATGTCCCGCGCCCTCGTTTTAGAACTTATTAGCGAGTGGAAACAAATAATTCATCATGATACAAATATTCATACTCGCGCCCGTGAAGCATTGGCTGGCGCAGATCAACATTATGCGATGATTATTTCTGAAGCATGGGATACGGTTCGGCAAGCAGATGCTAATCAACAGTTAAGCGTTAAGACTCAGGCTTTGAAACTTGTTGCAGATACTGAGCAGAAAAGATTAGACATGTTGAACAAGGCGGGGGTCTTGGAAAACTCAGAACTTGCTGAGCAATTGGTTGAGACTGAACGTAAACAGGATATTCTGGTTGGTATTCTTAGAGATGTTACAGCAGATTGTGATAAATGTAAATTTGAAGTAGCCCGTAGACTTTCAGAAGTTACGGGTCAAGTGGAAGCAGTTAATGTAGATTAATGTTTGAAGATTTTCTTGGAGTATTAGAAGCGAATGAATTTGAGGAGACTCCTGTCTCCATAGAAGAATTTGTTACGTCTAAAGATTATCTTCATCTTCCTTTTCTTTCTGATCATCAGTACACTATGATTAAGGCTTCTACTCAAATTTATAAAAAAGAAACTTTAATTAACTTGTTTGGTGAAGAAGAGGGTAATAAAAGATGGAAGCAAACTTGTAATGAAGTTATCTTCCAGTTGGGAAAAGGAAGTGGCAAGGATTATGTTTCAACTATTGCTTGCGCGTATGTTGTTTATTTATTGCTATGTCTTAAAGACCCCGCAAAATATTATGGTAAACCTCCCGGTGATAGTATTGACATTATCAATATCGCCATTAATGCTGTGCAGGCTAATAGAGTTTTCTTCAAAGGATTCACGAATCGTATCGAAAGGGCACCTTGGTTCCAAGGTAAATATGATGCGAAAGCCAATAGTATAGAATTTAATAAAGCCATTACGGTGCATTCTGGTCACTCTCAGAGGGAATCTTGGGAGGGTTACAACGTTTTGATTGTGTTCCTTGATGAGATTTCCGGTTTTGATATTGAATCTACGAGTGGTAATGAGCAGGCTAAAACTGGTGGAGCGATTTATCGAATGTATCGGGCATCAGTTGATTCACGTTTTCCTGATTATGGTAAAGTTATTCTTCTTTCTTTTCCCCGATATAAAAATGACTTTATTCAACAACGATACAATGAAGTTGTTAATGAAAAAGAAGTTATTGTTAGATCGCATGAGTTCAAAGTTGATCCTGATCTGCCTGATGATATAGAAGAAAATAAATTTGTTGTTGATTGGGAAGAGGATCATATTATTTCTTATAATGTTCCTCGCGTATATGCTCTTAAGCGCCCAACATGGGAAGTTAATCCTACTCGTAGTATAGATGATTTTACGGTAGCATTTTATACCGACCCTGTTGATGCCTTGGCACGTTTTGCTTGTATGCCCCCTGATGCTCAGGATGCATTCTTTAGGTCGCGGGAAAAGGTGGAGAGAGCCTTCAATAATCTTAATATTGCTTTAGATAGTAATAATAGATATGAGGATTGGTTTACGCCTGATGAAGATAAAATGTATTTTGTCCATGTGGACTTAGCCCAAAAACATGATCATTGTGCTGTCGCTATGGCGCATGTTGATAAATGGGTTAATATTAAAGTTGGTAATCAAATGAAAGAGGCGGCTCCAAGTATTATTGTTGATGCTGTAAGATGGTGGACACCAACAAGTACACAAAGTGTTGACTTCACTGAGGTTAAAGAGTATATTATTTCTCTGAAACATAGAGGCTTTAATATTAAGGCGGTAACTTTTGACCGTTGGAATTCTCATGACATGATGCAACAACTTAAGGCTAATGGAATGAACACAGAAGTTCTTTCTGTTGCTAAGAAACATTATGAAGATATGGCC